TTGTAAGTTCCTTCAGTTCTTGATGCATTGGCAGCACCAATTGTATCAAGTGTTTTACCTTTACCAGATACAATTTCTGATGCAGTTCTATTAGCATCAAGTAATGTTGGAGTATCATAAATGATATCCCCTGCAACAAATGCTGCACTAGCACCATCTAAGGAAATCTTAACTAAGTTGTTTGTTGCATCAAAGTCATGAACGTATCCCCACTTACCAACTGTAACTCCACTTGCCTGTATACTGTAAGTAGTGCCACCCAATGTAAATTGGTCAGCAGCAGTGAACGCTTCACCACTAATTTTATATATGAATATCTCTTCGTAACTTGGAGATAGTGCAACCGCCAGAGTCCAACCAAACCCTGCGTTACTGTCAGCAGTGTTTGCTACTGCAGGTTCAGCATAAGCGGCTAGTGATAATGGAGTATTATCTGTGATTAAAATTTGCAAATAAGATCCTGCTTGACCAGGTGTTCCTACCTTAGTTACATCAGTTGTATATTCAGTACCAGTTAGTGACTGTGTACCATCCTCAGATTCAGATAATCTGAATGGGTGACCAGTGTTACTACTATCTGATTGATCAAATTTATAAGTACGCTCATTATTAAGTGTCTGGTTTAGATATAATGAGTAGGTTCCACCCGCAGTAGTTTCTGAGATAATAAATCTATCTTGGTTTGGTACGTTACCTGCACCCTGTGAATAGTTCAGAGGAGCAGTGAAGTTAGATGTACCACCTGTAATTGTCTCACCCTCAGTCCAGAAGTTAAGATGATAGTCACCTGCGTCAGTCATCTGTGTAACTGTAGCACCATCATTATGGTTAACTGCAGAAGTACCATACTGTCCACGAGTAACAGTTAAGTCGTTACCTGCAACAGCAGCGACCTGCATAACTTCATTACCAATAAAAGCATAACCACCTTCTAGGAATCCAGTAGCATCAGCAAGTGTCAGGGTTGTGTCACCTGCAGCAAACGTACCACCTTCGTTGATTGTGGATGTAGTAGCAGAGTCAATAAAACATTTTGCAAATGCTCCAAATGCAATAGGTCCTGCTGTTGTACCATATACACCTCTAGTTACAGTCAATTGGTTAGTTGCTGTGTCAATACCAGAAGCATCAATAGAAATAATCTCAGTACCTGTAGTAGATGCATTAGTTGAGATCATTAATCTAGCATTATCTGCTAGACCTGTGTTCCTAGAAACATTAACTGTTGTAGAACCACTTGCTACATCAGGACCAGAAGCAAATATTGATCCTGTGTCTGTATCAATATTACGGAGTACAGAAGTTAAAGAAGAAGTACCACCTGTAACTGTCTCACCTACTGCAGGGATTCCAACTAGGTTAGCGTTATCTACTGTGGTCGAATAGTTCTTCTCAACTTTTACATATCTTGTTAATACTGATGTATCCTTATATACGTCTAATAGTTTAGCAACTGCACCATTAGTTGTTGCTATGTCTGCACCTGGTATAGCATCCGCAAAAGCGATACCTGGCGTAATCTTTATCTTATATGATGATATTGGATTACCTTTAGTAAATTGTAATGCTGTCGTCTCATCTCCATCTAGTTGCAATATCTGGTCATAATCACGCAATGCTGCACGATAAGTTAGAGCACCGCTACTTTGATTGGTTGCGGTCATAACTGTGGACGCTGTATTATCAATATTGCATCGATAAAGTGAGGTACTTGTTGTAGCCCCTGGTTTAACTGCGGCTAATCTACCTGCTGTCATTTCTTACCACCCTGCTTGGAAAAAAGATTGTAAACGGAGTCTGCCTCCGAATGTTGGTGCAGATAAAGGACCACCAAAGCTAACACCCACCGCTTCGATGTTGTTAGTAGATAGTAGCGTAGCATCTGCTGCGGGGAACTGAATATTAACTGCAGAAGTAATGTTAGTGGCATCAATAGTGATTAAACCGTTAACATTCTCTGGGTTGTTAATCCTCATGCTCTCCATGGTTTTGTTAGAAACGGTTTGTGTTGCCTTTTCTGCTACAAAAACATTGGAATCAGTACCATTATTTAGAGGTTCTGCTAATGACCCCTCTGGAACTGTCCATTGTAAGTTACTATTGGAATTGAGGTTTGTAAGATTAAATGTAATCTTCTTAGTAGCATCTGCACTATCCTCAAATATCGCACCTTTATAGACTTTGTTAGTCAATGTCTGTGTCGATGCTTCACCAACAACCTTAACATTAAGGTCTGGCCATGTAACTGTCCTATTCTGTGTAATAACACTAGAATCGAAGATAACATACTTGGTAGGATTATTCTCATCTGTAGATGGAGTTGTAGAGAACGTGGGGTTAACCATGTTCTTGTTCTTCACATCTTGTTGAGTAATATCATCAAGTAATGTAGATTGAGTTATCGTAGTACCATAGTCAGGTAAACGATATATGTGTTGACCTGGTGCATCCCATGCGTCAGTCTCAAACTTAGCAATCTTAGATACATCAGTAGAACCAGTGATCTGTAAGTCACTATCTTTAATGATAATAGACTTATTAGTCAAAGTTTGGAACGTATCTGCAGCAACTAAAGTCGCTGAAGTGTTGGAACCTACACTTGGAAAGTCAAATCGTCTTATACCACCTGCAGTAGAAACCGTATCTACGTTAAACACAACTTTCTTTGCAGGGTTCTGATCACCCTCAAAGAAGACGTTAGAGTCTGTAAACTGTGCTGTACCGTTAATAGTAAAATATCCACTACCCTGAGGTACTATTTCTACGTTGGCGTTAGCGGATGCTGTATCAACTGCACGTATTTGTAAAGTTGATGATCCATCTTGGTTTGCATTTCGCTGATTATACAACGATGCAGTACCAAATGTTAACCCAATTTCATTAACTGCACTCTGGTAAATTCCAGTGTCCCTGTCCAAGTCAAAAGCCAGTCCTGGAGCGGCTTGTGACCCCGCAGAAACTGACCTAAAAAGTTGATTAACTTTTGATTTTCGATTTGGTATTAGTGGATCTGAAATGACAATAGGAAGCACTGCTTCTCCTGTCACCAGTGCATCAGCAATAGTATCAAGTTGTGATATTCTCTTAGTTGCCACTATACATCTATATTGGTTCTTCCAAGTTATTTATACGTTCAGCAGACCGTCCTCCTAACAAGAGGTCTCGAAGTCTTTTTGACTTCTCTAATTGCTCTTGATGGTACTTAATCCAAGTGTCTAATTCAGTTATAATATCCTCATATGCACTAACAGCATTGGTTTCACTTTCCAAATAATCTCCTATAACATCACTTAACTTATTCAGTCTTTTGTGATCCTGTTCTGGAATATCATATTTTTCTGTGTGTGGTCCGCTCATAGGTCTTTAGTCTTCTTAAAAAATTCTGATAACGAAGATTGATTTGCCATTTCATCAGGTGGTTCTGGATCTTTGTATCCTTTAATCCTTTTCCAGTCATTCCTCATGGCACCAAGTAACCATGCCTGTGACAGACCTTTAGGACCATGCTCTAGTAACTCAATCTGACGTTTAGTCAGACGGTGGCTACACAGGTCTATGTATTCATTTCTCCAATTACTGTCATCGTAATCCATAGTTACTCCTCTATATCAAAAAACCAATTGATTGATCTTATGTAATCAAATGTACAAGACAAGTCAAAGTCACAATTAGTATTGTACTTACGGTCACATAGAAAGTTTCTCAACTGCTCTACGCTTGTGAAAGTACCTTGGTGTCTCTCCTTGTCATCATACAAATGATACTTCATTCTTTCAGTTCCTTTTGCATTTCTCCTAGTGATTCCTCAACATACTGTTTGACTCCGACTGGATCTGGTTTCCAGTCACTAGGCATTGGTATCTCAGGTGTAATTTCCTGTTCATACTTGTTAGTAAACTCAGGAACTTCTGCCATTATGATAGATGGTTTGCCTTCCTGCAGAATCTTTATTGTATGACCTCTTTCCAATAATGTCAAGAGGAACCCTAGGTTATTGCTAACCTCATCGGGTGATACTTCTATTAGATTGTTCATTAGAATACGAAAGTAAGATCATCAGGTTCCAGAAAGTCCTGTAATAAGTTCACCATATCAGAATAGGATTGCATCCCTTCTTCATCAAACTCAAATCGGTACTCTTCAGTATACCCCTCTTCATCTCTAATGACTATGCGTCTTGTAGAGATATGAATAAAGGCATGTTCGATGTACTCGACTAAATGCTCCATTAAATCATCCATTAGTTAAGCATAACAGGAAGACCGTAAATCTGGCAAGCTCCAAGTCCAGTACCGAAAGCACTGAAACCTACTCCTACACCGTAGGACGCTATGCCAGAAGTTACCTGATTTATTATAGCACCTTTTGCTGCAGTTACAACCTCTCCTATGCCACCTGTCGGACTGGCCACTAATGTCATGTGACCACCTGGTGTTGCACCTGTTACTATGTCTGCCATAGCTGTGGGCATTGTAGTACCCAATGATAGACGAACATGTGCAGGTGGAGATACACCTGGAAATGGTGCATCCATTGTGACATCTACAATAGATCCTTTTACTATACTAAATTGTCCTGTTATGACTGGCATCATCTGGAATATACCAATAATATCAAACCTACCACAGTTTAAGAATGATGTGATCCAGTTTGCTTCATTAATAATCTCACCGTTAGCGGTGTTAGTTATACATGCTGCCTCGTTATTAATATCCTGACCCTTAAGGTTGATAGCGGATATCGCTGTCATGTTTATTTTGTTTGCCTGTACTGTCCAGTCACCTTGATAGTTACAATCATAGTCACCTGCTACTGTGTGTAAGGATTTTGCTTCTCTTTCTGCAACTTCTACATCAAACTGTGGTTTGTTTCTCTTTGCAACCTTATCCTGTAGTACTGCTGCCATCTGATCAGTTGCTACATTAACACCACCTGCAGTATATTTGTTACTTGCCCCTGCTGCTTGCAATGGTTTCTGATCATTCCATGTACTACCACTAGCAAATCCACCATTAGCATCAGATGCTTGAGCACCAGGACCATTTGATACGTGAGTATTCATAGATCCAGAAACCTCAATGTGAAGATCACCCATAACTTTGAGGTAGTAATCACCTTCTACAGTATGAACATGATTACCTTTAATAGCTTGACACTGGTCACCACCGATGATAGATGTTTCATTACCTGGCACATTGAGGTGCTCGTTACCCATCTTATCTTGGAAGTTGGTAACACCACCTGGTCCTGAAGTAACAAACTTCTCTTTACCTGGTGTTGCATCATTAAGGACTCTAGTACCATTAAGTGATGTCTTTGTCTCCATCAAGAATGGATTAACATTCTTAAAGAAGTCATCATAGAATCCACCAGACTCAGGTTCACCACCAGACATGTTCAGTAAACCACCTCCTGCAGTTCCTGACGATGGTGGGCAACTATCATAATTACCACCACCAACACCATTTACACCACTAAGACTATCAGGGTCACACTGCGTGGTTCCTAAGAGAGGAACCCATGCCTGTGCTTTCGGTTTTCGACTTTCTCTGTTGCAACCTTTAGAACCAAGAATCAGTGCAAGGATTGCTTTTAATATACTAAGAATAGACTTAAAGTCTAACTTAGTGAAGTCAAGAGAGAATATACTACTGATACCATCAGCAAGTTTGGATGCACCTTTCGCTGTTGTTACCCCTGCAAATATAGCACTTGCTGCCGAGTTGATAGAGTTTAGTGCCTTACAAATTTGTCCTTGGATACCAGACATTGCAGACTCAACCCAGTTAGTAATGGAGTCTTCCATTTCCTGTACGAAATCCATAACCTGATCGAATATCTTATTCAGATAATTCGTTATGAATCCCATTATATTTCCCATGACCGACACCCATGCAGGTGTAGGTTTACAGAACATAGCAAATATAAGTTCTAAGATTGCTCCGATTGCTGTTACCACAACAACTGGAACCATGTTAGATATTAGTCCTAATATAGTATCAATCGCTTGCTGTATAACTCTTGCTGCTAGTTCCTTTAATGGTGCTAACATACCACTAACTGCGTTAGTCACATAGTTAGTAAGATTAGAGAGTTGATTAAGTATTGCTTTACCTTGTACTGATCTACCAGTAATAGCAGACATAAAGTTACCACTATCACTATCCTTTGCTAGACCACCTACCTGTACACCGATGTCAGATAGCATCCTCTTCATATCAAGGTTAAAACCATTGTTTGCAGGACCTGTAGTACCATCAGCGATACCACCTGCTAAACCTGGTGGTCCTAATGGGTTTGTATATACGTTAAATGGTGTATCTACTTCACCCTTAGATACTGCTCCCCTTGCATATTCTTCTCCACCTTCTGCAGAACCAGGTGTTTGACCTTGTACTTTAGCGAATGGGTGACCACCTAGTGCAAATTGATTATTGACTGCTTTCTGTTGTGGAGTATCAGTTGCTAGTGCTGCACCTATAGTCGGTTCAGCAATGGTAGTTCTTCCTAGTTGGTTTGGTGTTCCACGTTCTACACCACTAGCACCTGCCTCATTAGATCTCTCTGCGTGCTTAAATCCTCTAAATGCTCCCATAACACATGGAAGTTGACCTTCTTCACCATCTAAAAAGAAGCCCAAGACACTAGCACCGACTTGTAGTTCGGTAGTAGTTCCTGCGTTCTTGGTCTGTGGTTTATCTGTTGGGAGTAGAACTGTAGCCCATGGTAGAATATCTGTTGGTAATTCGTTCCAGTGTGCTGCATCTCCATTTTCATCAGTTTTATTACTGGTATACCAACCAATAATACGAACCTTTACACGTCCCAGTTGGGATGGGTCAAGTATGTCTTCTACTTCACCTACCCACCAGTTAAATCCATCACGACCTGCAAAATCGGTCTTTCCTCCAATTGCCATTATGTTACATCTAGTATCCTCGAATTATTTAGCTTAGTAAAAGTGAAGAACCCCTCAGACGGTTCTTTACCCCAAGAAAATTTTCCTGTTTCTATGTTATATCCAGTGTCAATTGACCTGTAGTCTGTGCCATTAAATTCTACAGCACTAACAACTTTAGTATCTCTGACTATACATTCACCTTTGATCTCACCATACCATGTACCTGCAAAGTATCCCCACTGCATTTCACACCCCTCTTTATCAGTTAAGAGATTATGTGCTTTAGTAAATACTGTGACCTGATCTTCATGTCTGAATGTTATATGGTAGTGTCTATATGGTTTCTCTTCACCATCATAGTTATACCATTGCTTTAGTTCTAGAACATCTGGTTTGATCTTGGTGTACAAGATATTAACCCATGGCCACTTGGTAGGGTTGCTATATGCTTGCTTCTTGTTCTCATAATGACCAAGTATCAGTTTATCATATAATGAGGTCATACCATCCTGTAATAATCATCTTTTCTTCAGTTGGTGCAGGATATCCCTTATGCATGTGTGTCCAATCTGCTGGCCAGACAAGAGTTAATCCCTTTCTTGGTGCAACCTTACACTGCTGAACATCAAAGAATGTTTCCCCTCCATCGTAAATATCATTAAGATATGTCATCCATGCCATCACACGGTTACTACACTCAGGATGTGCACTGTTCCTCTCACAGTGTAGTTTCTTAAACCCACCGCTTTTTGGATACCACTGTATATTAAAATCTTCTATCAAATCCCAGTGGATCGTCTTTAACATTGTCCAATAATTACAGTACTCTCTAGTTACCTCAGCGAGAGCATCAACATAATCAGTTATTCTCTTATCCTTTATATACCTAGGAATAGTCATATCAATAGAGTCTTTGATCTCTTTATCAACTCCTCCCTTCGCACCAAAAGCACCCCCAGAGTATCCTTCTTGTTTCTCTAGGTAATCGCAGGTGTCCCAGAAATCTAGAACACCATCTACTACTGATTCTTCTATCTTCCCACCACCGATGAAACTATAAGGTGCATCGATGTTAATAAATTCAGTCGTCATACACTAAGCATTCTGGTTCTTCTGGATTTTGGTCGCAGAATAGTTCTAATGCGTTAGGGTCATGGTGATCACCAGCTTTGATTTCATCTTTGTGGTGCTCTGCATACTCTTCTAAATCATGTAGTTCCGCTTTAGCATGTCTGCGTGCTGCAGGGTTTGCTAGTGGGTCGTCAATCAGTGCTTTATCTTTATCTATGTGCTGCTCAATGGATTCCATAGTAATCCTCCTTAACTACGTCAATTATATTTATATTTGCTTCCTTTGTCAAGTGCTTGGAACCGAATCTCGACACAAATGCAACTCTGTAGATATACCAGTCTTTTTGTAGGTATGCTTGAGTCCTTTTATGAGATATCTACCACTATATTTCTTATCTAACTTGACATTCTCGCTGTTCCTCTCGGTACCAGATTCGGGTATAACCGTCTTAATTACACCACCTGCATATAGTCTGCTATTACCTGGAACTTTAATAGTAAGAGTCAGTGTGTTTACTAGTGCTAATCTAGCTGCAGCATAAGCACCTGTCACCAGTACGTCTTGTGGTTGATTGTCAGCACCATTATTGGGTTGACCTGCTGTCTGTTGTGTATATTTTGGTAAGATTCTAACCTTCATCCTTGTTGGGTGATCTTGAGAATATTGTTTTATCTTTTCCTTATCAAATGGTGGTGCTTTCTCTAGTGTAGATGCTTGAGTAAACACTTGTCCAAGAGAAAATACAGTTGGTGGTTGTGATGTACCACCTGCTTTAGATTGATTCTCTGCAGTTTGTATCTGTTTAGAAGTATTCTTAAAGTTCATTGCATAAGTAAATGACTCCATACTAAATGAACGACTTGATTCTCCACCTGCACTAAAGAAATTAGTAGTTGACTTACCTGCGTCAAGATACTTTGTAAATTCCTCACCTGATAATGAATTAGCATATTCTGGTACGGAAGAACCTGCAGGAACTGTTCCAGACTCATACAACTTATCAAATACTGCACTACTAGTGGCTGCAGGATTAGGTATAGCACTCTCTGATATTGCAGGAATTACTATCCCCATGGTGATGTTCTTATATAAACCTGAACGCATCTTATCAAGATGATTCATTCTTTCGGGATATGTGATACTCTCAATACGATAAGAATTATCACCTGATGAAGCTTCTGCAGATCCACCTGGTGTATATGTGTATGTCTCTAATGCTTTTTGCTCACATAGATAATCGATACTTTGGAAGTTAAATCCTAGACGATTCTCATAGAATAAAAATCCAGACTGTGTTGTGGTCTTACCACCCTTTCCACCTTGACTCTGACTTCTAACAACTTTATCAGTAATATATGAAATGCAGTCAACTGGTCTCCAGTTTGGTGATATAAAATTAATATTACTATGTGGTTCTATTGCTCCTTTATGTTTAATCTTCTGTGGTGCTTTGAGTTTATGAGCAATTACATACTGTACTGTATCTGGTTTTTGTGCATGAGGACCGAACCCACCAAATGTTCTGTTTGCTTCATTTAGATATACCTCAGGTGATGCACAGTGAAGAATATAAACCTTTGCTCTCTCATTCTTAATGATACTACCAATCTTATAAATCTGTAGATCAGCATCAATCCTAGTCTTTTTAGCATTTCTACTGTTTCTCTGTTCAGGATCTATAGATGCATATGTCTCAAAACATAGCTTAACCATTTCATCACCAAATAGTACATCACCAAACTGTATTGAGTCTAGTAATGTCATATCACAACGCACGAAAGGTGAGTCAATAGTTTCCATCCAAGTGAACTCTGCTATCAGTGCTTTGATATCATACTTCGTATCATTATGTACAACGTAAGCATCTACTAGTTTATAATCTTTTGCTTGTGCTGCCATTAGAACATCTCAACTGGGTCGGATTTGCTATCTGCCATTAACCCATAACGAGTTTGGAAGAAATCATTAGCAGGTGGTTCATAATCATTAGGTATTACAATAGGTGGTGTCTTAGGCATTTCTTGCTCACCACCAGATTGTACTTTATCTGGAAGATTTATTGTATTGACTGATGAACCACCACTCGCATCATTATAAGACATTTCTGCTGCAGATTCTTGACTATTAATGTATCCACCCACATCACGATGTTTTACTGCATCTATATTTACCTTACCACCAGCTGCGAATATTCCTAGTTCTGATAATTTATCAATTAATGCAGTACCAGGTGGGAACGCTAGTCCTGCTTCTCTATCTTTTTTACGAGCAGCGAAGTACTTATCATCACTTTGTTTTGATGCATCACTAGAGTTCAGAATAGGTACGAACTGTTGTGGTGGCATCATATTTCTCTTATATAAGATATCCAAAAAGTTCTTATTCTCATAGCCAGGTACTTTCTGTACTCTTTGTACCAGATCTTTCTGGTGCTCTATCATATCTTGCGTACCAACACTTGCTACTCCGTCTTCGAAATGAGAATATGATTGATCCTCTACTATTTCACCATTCTTAGTTACAGTTTTCTCTTTTAATGTTGAGAATGCAACAACTAAGTGTTCAGGCATAATCTGCCCCATCCTATATCCCATCTGTCCGAAATGAGATATGTCTTTACCTTTCCAGTAGTCTGCATACTGTCCACCTTCCTTATATTGTGGGAGTAATCCACCAACACTAAAAGGTACTGAAAATCCTTTACTTGTTGCCTCTGCCAGTCTTCGATTAGTAAGACCAGGATTAGTCTTAGTTGCAGGTGTATCAAATGGAACTACAAATGCTCCACCTGCTGCCTTCTTTGGTAGTCCAACATACTCAGTACCATGACCTATGAAGCTAGTAGACTTACCACCATCCAATGATACAGGATAACCAGACTGAGGACCTGAGATCCATCCACCACCTGCAAATTTTGGTAACGCATCCTGTTCTTTTTGTAATTGTGCATGCCTCTTCATGTCGCCATCTTCGATGGCTTGCATCATATCTTCTTCCAGACTCATATATGCCTTTTGAGCTTCTATTTGCTCTTTGGTCATATTACCGCCAGTTACTTCTCCCTTCTCCATAATACCACTATTCTGACTCTTCACTTCTGGTGATAGTTTTACTGAACTATCATTCTCTTCTTTTCTTGCACCGTCTTCTAATTCCTCTTCCTCTTTATTCTGATCCATCTTAGACTTGATACCCCAAGCAAGTAATGCTGTACCTGCTATTGCTGCAGCAAGAGGTCTTCTGGATATAAACCCAACGATTCCTTTAAAGAGACCAAATATACCCTTAAACATTCCTTTAAGATTCTTAACCAATGCACCACTCTTAAATTGTTTTATTACCGTACCAATACCAAGTTTAGCTATACTTACTGGTGCAAACAGTAATCCTAATGCAGTGACAAATTTTATAATACCAAACACACCACCAAAACTTAATGGTTTCTCCATGAACTCCATAAGACCACCAAGTCCCATGTCGATCAAAAAGGTTGCTGTATTGAGTAACCATTTACCTACTGTTCCTATTGCTTCTATAAACTTCTGCGTCTTCTTAATATTAGCAGGTTTACTTGCCCATTTCAGTAAACTAAGTCCAACTAGACCTGCGAATAGTTTACCCATGAATCCAACTAGACCACCTAAGAAACCAAATCCAAAGTTTAACTTACCTCCTGTTTCTTCCTCATCATCTGGTTTAACTACAGGTGCAGGTTTTCCTTCTTGCAACTGCTCTGCTCTCTTATCTGCTGCTAAATTCTGTCGTCGTATTAAATCTTCTTGCTGCTCTCTTTGTGACTGTGTTAACTCTTCTAATGCTGTAGTCCTTCTTTCCATCAACTCTTGTTGCTGAGATATCTGCTGCTTCATCTGCTCGCCAAATGTCCCAACCATCTTCTCAACGATGATAGCTATGCTATTAGCAGTAGCACCTAGGCTATTAGTTGCTTTAATCAGTGTGGTCATACCACTAGTCTGACCTGCGACAGTCTTATCACCAATTTTCACAGTGATTCCCGACTTCACCTGAGGTGGAGTCACCATCTTATATAAACGTGCTCTTGGTAAAGTTGCCATTAGTCAGTAATCATTGGAGTTGTTTTGGTATATTGCACCTCAGGTGGAGCACTAGGCACACTCTTCGGAACTATAACCCTTTGATTCACTATCAATATACTATTTCTATTCTTAGCTTTAGCTCTAGGGGTTGAGTTTGCAATTACGTTAACTTGCTCATTCTTTATATTTAGAGTGTTACCACCCATTTTTAACTCAGGCATTGGTTGTGGAACCTGACCACCTTTACTGAACATTGGTACCACACCACCTTTAGACATCTCAGTTTTACCATACTTTGCTAACTTCTCTTGCTCACTCATGTTTGCAAATGCTTCATACTCTTTCATAGAGACTTCCATACCATTAATATATCCTGTGCCAGTATCTAAATCAAAACGACCTGTAACTCTAGATTTGGTAGATATTTTCTCTGAGCTCTCCTCCACTTCTACTGGTTGGTCTTTCTTAAAAGGATTTCTCGCAAGAGGTCTACCATCATTCATGATAGGATCTTTGTTAAGTTTCTTGGGAATCACTGATGCGATCATTGCTGATAGTCCATCACCAGCTAGTTCACCAAGTGCACCACCTGCCATACCAGTAACAAAACCAGGAAATCCACCAAACGGTGCACCAATAGAAAAACCTGCAGTATAACCCGTTAGTCCACCAAGTGCCCGTAAGATTGCGTTGACTGGTGCCTCACCAAATACAGTGTAATCAAGTACACCCATCAATGCTGCAATTAGTTTGTCTATACCACCAACACCCTTGGTTGACTTCTTCGCCATTTCCAATCCCTTGCGAAGTTTTAGTAATCCTTTACTCTTCTTCGCACTCTTGAGCATTCCTCGTATACCATCCTTAATCTTCTTAGGATTCTTTGCCAAATCAACCAACTTCTTTATAGTTTTATCCTTCTTAACAAGTTGATTGATTTTACCCTTCAGATTGCCCTTTACCATTTCTACTAACTTCTTAGGGTCTTTTGCTAATTCTGCTATATCTCCTATCTTCTTTGCTACACCTTTACCAAACTCCTTCATCTTCTCCCAGTTCTTACCCATATTCTTGACAAAATCATCTTGCCAATTACTAAGTCTCTTGAGCTGCTTCTGAGTCATATCCTTAGCAAAGTTAAAACCTTTCCCTGCTTTGGTTTTAATCATACTACCTATATTTTTAGTCTTCTGCCACATGCCAGCCACATTCTTACCTAGATCATCTACTTGATTCTTAAATGTATCTGCAGTATTCTTTCCAAATCTCTTAAACTTCTCCGCACCAACATTTACCATTCTCTTTATATTTGTTGGTCTAAGTCTCCTCATCGTCTTGGATGCGAACGATTGCATATTCTGCAGCGTCCTACCTCCACGAACCTGCATTCTTCTACGCATGTTACGAACACGATCACCAATATTCTTAAACTTCCTAAGTCTAGGTTTCTTGAGTTTTGTACCTGGTCCACCCTGTGCTTCAGCAGCAGTTAATGCAGTACCTAGTGTCTGCATCATCTTCACATCACCAATTAGTTTCCATGGAAACAATACTCTAGACGCTAACCAAAGAGATGCGATTCCACCTAATATTTTAAATACACCAAATAAACCCTCAAATGCCTTGCTAAGATTGCTTTGACCAGGATCCTTACTACCAAATATATTACCTATACCAGTCAATATACCATCTAGTCCCATCCCTATGAGACCAGTTGTAAATGTAAATATTGCCTTAAAGAACCTAAGTAAACTCTCTATCTTCTTGACATTAGCAGGATTACCTAACCACTTAAAGAATCCAACAGTAACTACTTTCCCAACAACATTTTTAAGGAACCCAAATACAGGTGCGAGTGCCTTCGCAAAACCTTCTAAGAAACCTAGTCTTCTCTTCGGAACCTTTTTAGCTTGTGCTTCACCATCTTCTTCTGCATTTCCAAGTCCTTCCTGCTGCTCCTCTGCTTTTTTGTCTGCTTCTAAATTCTCTCGTTTCTCTTCTTTCTCTACCAGTACTTCACTAATATCAAGCTTCTCATCTTTCTCCTCTTCTATATGTTTAGTCTCTTCTACAAATGAATCTTTTAAGAAATCTAACTGAAACTGCATCATATTTTGCATAGACGCTAGACCTTCACCAATGCCTGTTAGCGTATTACCTAATCTATGATACTGAATCTGATGAGCACGCAACTGCTTACTATAAGGTGTCGTTACTCTTATAGGATTAGTTTTAATAAATTTTCTAATCGTTGCTGTCATTAGAGTGATATTTGACCTTTGTTCTCACGCTGCTTTCTACGAGTCTCTTCTTCTTTCAGATACTGTATTAGCAGTGTAACGTAGACATCACGTTCCCATGGGATCATGTTTTCCAATTCTGTTAAACTGTACTTATGATGCTGCATGAGAGCAAAATTAGTCTTAAAATAATTCTCAAGACTGTCGTGCAACATCGCTATGCGAAAAAAGATGCAAGACCCTCCAGTTTAACCTCACTTTCTTTCTTAGTCTTAGGGTTCTTTACTGTAATAGTATGCTCTAGTTTAGGCATAGTCTCAAAGAACTCTTGGATCTTAGAAAATTGATCTTGATTCATGTCACCGATGAATTCTACTGCTTCCTTCTTTGTAAAAGAATCATAGATCTCATCACCTTGATATACTTTATCAATACATGATGCAGATAGTTCGAAGACATCCTCCATTGTGGGTTCATTCTTCATGTTTTGGTCAATAAATGCATTGAGAGATGGATATTTCATCTCAATCTTTACATCATCACCAACATCTAGAATCTTTTTATGCTTTCTAGGAACTGTTACCTCGATCTCTTCTAGATCTAAGCTAACATCTACTTGAGTTTTACCATCATCAGGGCATGTTATCTTAAATTCACTGACTTCAGCAACTGCTTTAGCACGAATTCTTAAGAACAAAAACTCAATCTCAAACGTAGCTAGTTTATCAACATCCTTGACATTAGTACATGCTTTGAGGATATTCTTAACTGCTTTTCCCATTTCTTTTTCATCTTGAGTCTCCATTGCTAGGTAAAGCAACTTCTCCTCCTTAACAAGAAATGGTCGGTAACTGACTTTCTTACCACTAACAGGTAATGTGCAGTCATAATCAGGCACTGCAAGTTTTGGTAAAGGCATAATTAAATATAACGATAGAATTATTTAGACACCGAATCGGGAAGGACTAGTAGGCATATTTCCACTAGAATAAGTTTTTGATGGTCCAGTAGCTTTTAATTGATCACGATTAAGTGTATCAAATCTATATCTCTCAAACATTAACTGAACATTTAGACTAAGTAAACTAGTCTCATCGTTGTTTAACTCATAAGTTCCCACATTTGCAGGAAAAACACCATACATCTTATATATTGCACTCGCTTGGTTCAGTCTTTGCTTATATACTTTCTCTGGATCCTCAGCATCGAATGACTGTAAGAATGTATTAGATCCATTCTCCCATTTGATAATCTTAAATTCAGTAACGTAATCATCATAGAATCCAACAGTATTATCAGCATCTGATGCTACGCAGTGGCACCATCTCTCAAAATAATCTCTATGAACCTGATCCTTAGTAACTAAAAAACTAATCTCAGTTTCTGATGCAGTCTGACCAGTACCGAAACGACGAATCATTCCATGGTTATTGACTTCACCAGTAGTGACTGCTCTACTTGGGACTGTGACGCTATTTGCAAATAAACTCATTCCCATCATAAGATTAGTGCCATTATTATCCTCTGGTCTCCACCGTGTTGGTGACCCTGCACTTAAACATGGTGGTAATGCAAAGCTAATCTCATATAGATTACTCTTCGCAGGTTCGTACGACCCAATGTTAACTGCTTCCTTAAAAGCGGTAAAACTGTTAGGACTGTATGAAATACCTGATAAGGTCATAATTTACTCCATATGAAACTACTAGGAATATCAATCCATCTACTACCAACAGAAGTATAAAACTTTTCTACTGGTAACGGAACCATATCTACAAACTCTTCCCTAGGTACTACTTTAATATTAGTAGCATTAGACATAAAGTATTTATGATGGCACTGCATAGGATATTGTAAACCACCATTACCCCACGTTTTTGCTACTGATTGACGCATTTCTGGTCTTAGATAATGTAGATTACCACCCTCGAACTGTAGTAATCCTGCATCATTCTGCATAATTTGTACCATAGGGAATGCATCATACCATGGTAACTTCTGTGCAGGTGTGGATGGACTATAGTTAAAATATATGATATCACCTTGACTAAAACCACCTGTATAGTCACCCAACTGCTGAAATAACTGGGATCTATACCAGTCCTTAGTCTTGGGTGCACCCTGTGTAGAGTCTTTTATGGTTGTGAATACACTCATACCTTTAATTCTTTCTCTGTAAGTATTATGAAATTCATCCTACGATCCTTACAATATTCATCTGCTGCCTTCCATTTAGCGTCATTTATCACAAATGTCTTTACTTCTGATAAATACTTCTTGGTGATACGTTTTTTACGTTTCGGTTCTTGAGTCTGAACAAAAGGTTTGACCTCAATGATATTTTTTGATAACTTTCCTGCTCTCGTTCTTGTTTTAACGTAGAAATCGGGAAAATAACGATGAACACGATTATCCACGGGACTACGATAAGGTATAATAATCTCTTCACTGCCCCACTCCAATACATTTTCGTTGTTGTCGCACCACACCATAAACTTTCTTTCCCATAAAGACCTATAAATAATATTGGTGGGATCACCTTTATACTTATTTGTATTTGATGGCTTAAATTTTCCAGAGTAGCTCATATGCCTCAGTTTACTGCAGATTTACCTTCATCCCGTTACATGTATCCACTTGTATCACCTCGTGGTGGAAATACACGTGACGAGGATATATCTGAGAATATGCGTTTTGGAACAGAATCATTAGATTATCTAAAATTCACTATATACGATCCTGGCAAGTCCAGTCCCTATAACTACGTTGGTACTACAGGTGCAGGAACTAAAGGTAAATTCCAAGGAAATAAATTTGCTGATGAAGCAATCTATAGTAGTATTTATTTATATTTACCACATGAATTGAGAGAGACATATGGAGTATCATATAATAAAGCAACTTTAGGACCATTTGGCGATGCTCTAACTACTGCCATGTCAGGTGGTGACTCTGAAGCATTAGCAGAATCTATATCGACTGGTGCTAAAGGTGCTACACCACAAGCTACATTCAGTGCGGTATCAGGTATGTTTAACAACATCCCCCTTATAGACACTGAGCTCAATAAAGATCAGTTAGCAGGTTTAGTAAAACAGAAAGTATTTAATCCATATCAAGAGACTGTATTCGAAGGTACTAACTATCGTAGTCATACGTTTGACTTTGATATGGCACCTCGTAATAGACAAGAAGCAAAAGAAATAAGAAATATTATCAGTATTCTACGTGATTCTATGTTACCAGGCACTAGTGGTGCAACTAATCGTTGGTTGACAATACCAAGATTCTTTAAAACCTCTATTGTGAGATATAGTCCTGGTGCAGGTGGCACAGAGAAACTAGATCAACCTGCCCAATTATCATATATTATGCAGTTCCCTGTAAAGATGGTACTATCTAATATGGATGTCAATTTAACCCCTAGTGGTCAGAACACGAGTATCAAAGATACAGTGGGTGGTGATCGTGACGTGGATTATGGTCCTGCTAGTTATAAACTATCCCTCAAGTTTGATGAGACTGCATTCCTTACAAGGAATCTTCTTAAAGGTGGTAGTAGTTATGGAGTGACGCAAATCGGTGAATCAGATGATTTTAGCTTTATGAATGGTGCGACTGATAGAGCAAGAGCACTAGATTCTAATGAGGAGGGGACTGAATAATGTCTAATTATTTTTCATCACTACCTGATGTAAAAGTTAGAATGAAGAGTACTCGTTCTAATAACGTAGAACCCTACATTGTTGCTAAGAATATTTTTAGAAGAATCAAGTTAATTGATGATGTAAGATCTAATGTATTAGGATTCCAACAGTATACTATTCCTAATGATATGAAACCATATCAGGTTGCACAAGAGGAATATGGTAGTTCTGACTATGATTGGATTATATGCATATGCAACAATATTACCAATATCTACAAGGATTGGCCATTCTCTGAACATGAGTTATATACGTATGTTCTTAAGAAATATGGTAATGCGACTAATGTTCACCATTATGAGTCAAATGAAGTAAAAAGCGATGCAGGTGATATTGTCCTAAGAGCAGGATTAGAGGTAAATGAAGAATTTCGCTATTATCTGCCTGATGGCACTATTAAAGAAAATTGTGCATATCCTGTTTCTAACTTCGAATACGAAAGACAGCAAAATGAGTATAAATCAAATATTTGGTTATTACGCAAAGCATTCATTGGTGAGTTTATAGAGGAATTCGAGAGTTTAGTCAAATATCAACCAAATGACGAAGTTGGCGATGATGACGTTAAGTACACATGGGGTGCAGTCGAAGAAATCTTCGCAACGCAAAAAGACGCATATACAACATTATATGGTCAAACACCATCTGTCACATTTGCGTCTTCACAGGAATTGGTTAATAGAACCGTTACTACTACAGTTACCGAATCTGGT